GACCAAGTGGCTGATGCAACAGTTCAAAGCCTCCACGCCAAGGTGATGGCCGATCTCACCCTGAGCGGCAATGCCTACGATGTGCAGCCTGTCTCGGTGTCGTTTGATCTGGTCGAAGCAGATCAGCCCAGCGGTGTGATCAGCTGCGACTACGCTGTCAGGTATCGGACCAAAGTGGCCGATCTATCCCTCAGCCCGTAGCAGCTACGATGGTGGACGAACACAAAGGCCAGGGCGGCAGCTATCTGGTCGATCCTAAAACCGGCAAGCGAAAGCTCGTCGAGCGGACCCAGCCGGCCCCTCATCCAACCTTCGAGGTAGCCTCCAATGGCATCAGTTCTGACTCGCCGACGCCTGATCCTGGCGAAGATTGAAAGCACTTACGGCACCGACTCATCGCCGACAGGCAGCAGCAACGCGATCTTGGTGCGCAACCTTGAGATCCAGCCGCTCGTTGCTGACACGGTGAACCGCGACCTGGTGCGCCCATACATGGGCCAGGCCGATCAACTGCTGGCGCGAACCCGAGTCGAAGTCAGCTTTGAGGTTGAGCTGGCCGGTTCCGGCACCGCTGGTACAGCCCCGGCCTATGGCCCGGTGCTGCGCAGCTGCGGCCTTAGCGAGACCCTGGTCACCAGCACCAGCGCCACCTATGCGCCCGTGAGCAGCGGCTTCGACAGCTGCACGATCCATTTCCACGAAGACGGCATTCGGCACAAGCTGACGGGTTGCCGCGGCACCTTTGAGCTCAACGCTGAGGTGGGTGCGATCCCTTCGATCGCGTTCACGATGACCGGCATCTACAACGCCCCGACCGACGAGACACTGCCGACCCCCACCTACGCCAACCAGGCAGCCCCGCTGCTGTTCAAGGAGAGCAACACCACCAGCTTCTCCGCGTTCTCCTACAGCGGTTGCCTGCAGTCCTACAACTTCTCGATGGCCAACGATGTCATCTATCGCGAGCTGGTCGGCTGCTCGAAGGAGATCCTGATCACCAACCGAGCACCCAGCGGCACCGTTGTGATCGAGGCGCCGACCATTGCGGCGAAGAACTTCTTCGCGATTGCCACTGGCAGCAGCACTGGGAGCATCACCTTCCAGCACGGCACTACAGCCGGCAACAGGTGCACGGTGACGACTGCGCAGTCTGATCTGGGCAATCTGAGCTACAGCGACCAGGACGGCGTGCAGATGCTCAACATGCCCTTCATTGCAGTTCCGACCAGTTCGGGCAATGATGAGCTGTCAATCGCTTACACCTGATCCGCGTGGCATTCGTTCTTAAGCAATCTGGCACCTATTCGTGGCCGGTCGCCTTTGATCTTCCGATTGATGGTGGCCGCCACGAGCGCCAGACCTTTGATGGTGAGTTCAAGCGCCTGCCACAAAGCACAATCGGTCCAATGGTTGCCGAGCTCCAGAAGCTCGAAGACCTTGGCGATCTGGATCAAATCACCAACATCGCTCGCGATGTGCTGGTGGGTTGGTCTGGCATCAACGATGACGAAGGCAAAGAGATCCCTTTCAGCCAGAAGGGATTGGACGAATTGCTTGAGGTGCCATTCTTGGCCATTGCTGTGCTAAAGGCATACATGGACAGCATCAAAGGAGCTAAGCGAAAAAACTGATAGAGGCCGCGCAGCATTGGGCGGGCGGGAGCGTCGTTGACGAAACCGCCGCCGATGCCGCGGCCATGGGCATCGCCCTCCCGGATCTGCCGGATGCACCGGCTGAAGACTTCGGCGTTTGGCCAGAAAACTGGCCAGCCATTGAGATGTTCCTGCGCGCCCAGACGCAATGGCGCACGACCATGAGTGGGGTGATCGGCTTGGACTATGCAGCGGTCCAATGGCTGTTTAGACTGTATGGAGTGGAAGACCAGCGCACACTGCTGGAAGACCTACAGACCATGGAGGTCGCTGCCATGCAAGCCATCAACAAGCAGGGGGGCTGACCATGGCGATGAACATGGACGCCATGCTCCGCATCAAGGCGGACGTTCAGGGCGAGAACAACATCCGCCGGCTGGGCAACTCGCTGCAGGGCCTCCAGGGCCAGGCCAAGAACGCTGCGCTGGGCTTCAACAACCTCAAGGGTGCGGTGGGTGGCTTTGCCACGGCAATCGCCGGCAGCGCCATTGTGGCTGGCCTAGGCGCCATTGTGAAGAAGTCGATCGACGCAGGTGATGAGCTGTTCAACCTGCAGGCAAAAACTGGCGTAGCCGCTACCGCACTGATCGGCATTGGCAACGCTGCCAAGCTGGCGGACGTGGACGTGGGCACCCTGGGCAAGGGGCTGACCAAGCTCAACGTAAATCTGGTCAAGGCAGCCGAGGGCAACGAAGACATAGCGCGGAAGTTCCAGGCGCTGGGCGTCAACGTCAAAGATGCCAATGGCCAGGTGGTGCCGGCTGATAAGGCGCTCAAGCAGATCGCTGATCGGTTTGCTGACATGCCGGATGGAGCGCAGAAGGCGGCCGCAGCGGTGGCATTGTTTGGCAAGTCCGGCGCGGACCTAATACCGCTGCTGAATGAAGGGGCGGCCAGCATGGAGAAGTTCACCTACAAGGTGGGCGAAGATTTTGCGGCGCGTTCGGATCTGTTCAACGACACGATCACCGAGCTGGGCATCAAGACGCAGGGCTTTGGGCTGGAGCTGACTGACGCGCTGCTGCCGGCGCTGCAATCAATCCTGGAGGTATTCGCCGATCTGTTTGATACCAAGCAAGATTGGACGGCGCTGTTTGATGTTATTAAGTTTGGCATTCGACTTGTTGCTAGCGCAATCTTTATCACAATTAAGCTGGTTGACGTACTAGTTAAGAACTCAGTTACTGCATTTCAAGCAATAAGCAAAGCGTTGCAAGGAGATTTTGCGGGTGTTGTTGACATATATAAGAACAGGATTGGTAGTTTTGTTGAACAGGCAAAACAAGACTTTGGACAGCTCCAAAAGATTTTCACTGATGCACCATCCCCTGGCACAGGCCGGCGCACGGGCGGCCGCAACATGGAACTAGATACAAGTGCAGCTGATGCAAAAGCGGCGGCAGAAGCTAGGAAGGCAGCCACTGAGCAGGAGCGGGCTGCTCAGCGGTACAACGAAGGACTAAAAGGTGCAATAAACTTGGCGGGCAATTTGAATAAACAAATCAGAGACATTAGCCTGTCAACGCAAGACGTAGGAGCCGATCCTGTCGATCAAATCCTAAACGGATATCAAAAAAACTTAAACGCAATACAAGATGAGCAAGAAACTTTATTTAAAAAAGCAGATGAGTTTACAAACAAGACAGGGATAAGGTTTGAAGGACTGCGAAATAAAATCAAAGAGCTAGGCGCAGCTAGAACAACAGAAGCCGGAGCACTGCGTGATCAAGAATTGATTGACTTGCTGCCATCAGTAAAGGAATACAATGACAAAATTGCTGAAATCTCAAGAGGCAAGACTGAGCTGACCGAGCTGGAGAAACTGAACGCCCAGGTCAATCTGCTGCAGCTGGACATCCTTGCTGCAACCAACCCGGCACTGGCTGAGCATGTGCGGCTGTTGCGCGAGCGCGCTGGAGCACTTGATGATGCAAACAAAAAGCAAAAAGAACAAGAAGACAGCTTTGGCGTTAACTTTGGAGACAAGCTCACGGCTTACTATAAATCAATTAGTAACTTTGGTGCACAGGTTGGCGATGCTGTTGTCAATACTTTTCAAGGATTAGAGGATCAACTAACCAATTTCGTCACTACTGGTAAATTAAGTTTTGCTGATTTGGCGAATAGCATCATCGCTGACATCGCCCGGATCGCGATCCGACAGGCGATCATTGCGCCACTGGTAGGAGGTGTTGGCAAGATATTAAAACTTCCTGGCTTCGCCAACGGCGGCGTCTTTGCTCAGAACGGGATCCAGAAGTTTGCCCGCGGTGGCATCGTTGACAGACCGACCATGTTTCCGTTCGCCAATGGAACGGGCCTCATGGGCGAGGCTGGCCCAGAGGCGATCATGCCACTGCGTCGTGGCCGTGATGGGCGCCTCGGTGTTGCTGCTGGCGGTGGCGGTGGCGGCATCAACGTCAACGTGAGCGTGGACGCAAAGGGCACCAGCGTCTCCGGTGATGCTGGCAACAGTGCTGCATTGGGCAAAGCGATTGCTGCTAGCGTGCAGGCTGAACTGGTCAAGCAAAAGCGTCCTGGAGGATTGTTGGCCTGATGGCAACCTTTACCTACACACCGAGCTTCGAAGCAACGGAAGCAAGCAAGCCGCGTGTCTCCAAGATTCAGTATGGCGATGGCTATGAAATGCGCGCAACATTTGGATTGAATACTGATCCAAAGGAATGGACGCTTACCTTTTCAGAACGCACTGATACCGAACGCGACAACATCCTTACATTTTTGGAGGCGCGCAACGCAGTCGAAAGTTTTGACTGGACACCACCGCGTGGCAGCGCAGGTAAGTATGTTTGCGAGGAGTGGCAGGTGACACTGCGGTCGTGTAACTTCAACACAATCCAAACCAAGTTTCGGGAAGTGTACGAACCCTAATGGCATACACAGCCTGGGCCAGTGCTACTAGCTATGCGGTTGGCGCCATTGTTCGCGCCAGTACGGTGCAGGACTTTGGCCTGGTGTTTAGGTGCACAACGGCTGGCACCTCAGGCGCCACGCAGCCGGCATGGCCAACGCTGATTGATGGCACGGTTGTTGACGGTGGTGTCACATGGACAGCAATTAGCGCGGTCTATGAAGACCTCAGCGTGCTGGCTCCTAATGCCATCATTGAGTTGTTTCAGTTGCATCTGGACAGTACGTTGCATGGTAGCAGCACGATTTATTACTTCCACAATGGTGTCAATGCAGCGGTAACTGGTAACATCACATGGAATGGCCAAGCGTATGTAAGGCTGCCGATTGAGGCTACTGGCTTTGACTATTCCAGCACTGGCACGTTGCCTCGCCCGTCGCTAACCGTTAGCAACATCGGCAGCAGTATTACTGCATTATTGCTGCAAGTTAATATGATTACCGCAGGCAATGACCTTGGCGGGGCGAAGGTTGTTCGTATCCGTACTCTGAAGAAATACCTAGACGGTGAGGCTGGGGCAGATCCGCACGCTAAGTTCCCCGACGAGATCTGGTATGTGGACCGGAAGGCAAATGAAAACAGAGCGGCAGTTGAGTTTGAACTAGCCAGTAAGTTTGACCTTGCTGGTGTGATGCTGCCACGTCGTCAGATCATCGCTAATGTATGCCAGTGGGCCTATCGCGGCGGTGAATGTGGATACAACGGAACTGATTATTACGACATCAACGACAATAAAGTAGCATCAAGCGGCAGTGATGTATGCGGCAAAAGGTTGAGCAGTTGCAATGTACGCTTCACGCCATTTACGCTTGATGGATCTGTGACGAATGGCAGCACGTCAATGACAGTGGCGTCGTATTTTAATTTCAACGCAGGCCAGGCGGTGTCTGGGTTGGGCATCCCAAGCGGTACCACGATCAGCGCCATCGTTAATGCCACCACGCTGACATTGAGTCAGGCTGCAACGATGACAACATCAAGCACTAAGACCGGCACTGTATCAACAAGCAATGCAACGGTAGTAGTTTCAAACAACACTGGCATCAGCGTGGGGCAAGTAGTAACTGGAACATACGTGCCAGCGAGCACAACGGTGATAGGCATTGCAAGCACAACCGTAACGCTTAGCAATAGGCCATATTCAATTGCACGGGCTGGAACTTATGTCCCGACATTTGACACCTACACATACGACGACTACCAGTCAACCATATTAACCGCTCAGCAAATTAACATAGACACAACGGGTCTATCTGCCGGGATGATTGTATTTGGCAGTAATGGCATTGAGACGACCATCGCATCTGTTGGATCTGGCATCATTTACCTCAATAGCTATGGCGACTTGTATGCTGATACAATTGCCGTCAACTTATACTTCCTGCCAGCATCACCAGGCTCTGCAACCTACACCTTCACATCAAACGCCAAGTACACCTTCCGCACACCTGATACGGCATTACCATTCGGCAGCTACCCTGGAGCAGGGCTATCACAATGAAGCTAACCGAAACGCTTGAAACTCAAATTTTAGAGCACGCACAGGCTCAAGACCCACGCGAATGCTGCGGTTTGATCGCAGTGGTCAAAGGTCGCCGCCGTTACTTCCCGTGCCAAAACATTGCAACGACACCAGATGAGCATTTTGTGCTAAGCGGTGAAGACTATGCGCGAGTGGAAGACCAAGGCGAAATCGTAGCCATTGTCCACAGCCACCCAGCAACCAACCCAGCCCCAAGCCAAGCGGATCGCGTTGCCTGTCAGAAGTCAGGCTTGCCATGGGTGATCGTCAATCCCAAGACAGAAGCATGGGGCGATTGCAAGCCTGATAACTTTGATCTGCCATACGTTGGCCGGGAGTTCGTCTTCGGTGTGGTTGACTGCTACTCGCTGGTCCGAGATTGGTACGGCAAAGAGTTTGGCCTGCAACTCAACGATTACGAACGCCGCGACCTATTCTGGGAACGTGGTGAGAATCTATACGTTGACAACTTTTACCACGAAGGGTTTCGCAAGATCCCGTTTGAAGAGTTGCAATATGGTGATGCTTTGCTGATGCAGCTTGGATCCAAGTTGCCAAATCACGCAGCAATCTACATCGACGACCAGCAGATCCTACATCACATCCAAGGACGCCTGAGTAGTAGGGACGTTCTTGGGAGCTACTATACTAAGAACACTGCCATGGTCTTGCGGCATGAAAGTCGTTAAGGTCTACGGCGCCCTCCGCAAACGGCTAGGGCAATGCCGCTTCCAGTTCGAGGCTGATACGCCTGCTCAGGCCATCAAGGCATTGTGCGCCAACTTCCCCGGCCTGGACAAGTGGCTGATTGATAGCGAGCAGGATGGCGTCGGCTATCGGGTCCCGATCGGCAAGGAGCGGATCCGTGAAGCCGAAGCTGGC